TTATTCATTCGATCAATATTAGCCTTAGTTTCAGCCGTTGCTACTGGGGCTGGCAACGCATGGTATTCATTTTCCCTAGGTTTGCAGATCTGAATAATATCAGCAGGCTGTGGAAGTTTATTTGGTGTGTCAGTCCAGCTATCAAATGCACGACTGACTACATGAAAATCAAATCTCTCTAGCTTATGCCACCAGATCCGCAGAATCTCTTTGTCTGGTTGTTGTTTGCCATAAATGGTGAATACAGCATCCACCATACTTTTAAATGCTTTTTTGTCAGATTCAATCATAATGCGCCCCTAAAATGGTATTGATTCAACTGGCTGTTGATCTTGCCAACGACCTTGATTTAAGTAAGTAGCAGGGTTAGGTATAAATTGACCATCATTCCTACGCCATTGATCAGATTCTATCTGCCATTGCAAAGCTAGTAAAACTGAAGTTAGACTAAAATTAGATTTGTATTTAGTCCAAGATTTTCTAGCCGCCTCTTTACCAACCTTTTTTGGATAACAATTCCAAAATTCCTCAAACCCATCATCCAGATCATTTGATCGTAAGGGTTTATCTATTCTTATCTTATCTAATCTTATCTTATCTGATCTGATTTTATCTGATGCCGTCATGACGTCATCATGGCGCACCTTGATATTCTGAATCAAGTTTCTCATCTGAATGTTACTGGTAGCACTACTCATGAGTCTTTTGGCAACCTTTAAGCAAGTAATTTTTCCATCTTGATTTTCAAATAATCCAAGAGTAATAAATCTTTTCATCATTTCCTCGACACGCTGTGGAGTAGATCCAGTGTTTCTAGCAATAACCCTTGCATCGTGTTTTATTTCAAAGGTAATGTCATCCACTGAAGTCTTTCCTACGATCAGCTCTATGCAATACCAATACAATCCATAGCCCTCTAATCCATAATCTAATAATACCTCTTGCAACTTTTCATCTAAATTAGCATTTGAATCATGTCTAAACCAATCCATAGTTCACCCCATAAAAAAAGCCCTAGGCAACACTCTCATCTTTTTAGGGATGTTGACGGACTGGCTAGTACCAGCAGAGTGTTGTCTAAGGCTTACTAGATAATCACCGTCAAGTGATGTGTAATACTAACTAAATATCCCGATCATGTAAATAATTATTTATTGCAGTTTGAGCTTCAATAAATCCATAACAAACAATTGCCTTAAAACCAGCTTTATTAGCCGCTAGCATGAATTTATTTTGTTCCACTGATAACTTACCTTTAAGTGATTTCATTTCAACGAATAGTCCGTTATAACTTTCATTGGAACTCATTAAAAATAAATCACTGACTCCAGATAAAACTCCCTCATCTTTTAATTTCATGGCAGTAATTTTATTTCGCATACCGCCATTAGGTATTGCAAACATTATCAAATGAGGGTGTTGTAATCTAAACCAACGAATCAGAATTTTTTGCTCTTGATGTTCGTTAAGATCCATTTTCAAGTTCTTTTAGCATTTCAATAAAGTGAATGGCTTTGTCTAAATCTTGCACTCCACCTTTATCACGCCAGCGAGTAATATATTTGATAACGCATCCCTCAATGTAAGGGATATGATTAGCATGGTTATACATTACAGGCTGAATAGACAACTTTTTATAATGATCACCGCCCACTTGTTGATCTAATGAATCAGTCATGTTAGCCCCTAAAATGGAATGTCATCTTTAACATCATCAAAACTTACCTCTTGATCTTTTCCTTTAGGCACATTGCCATCTTTTTCTAAAGGCAATCTCATGTGAATCCAACCATCAAAGTTAATAGGTAATGACTCAATCAATAGTGAAGTTCCACCTTTTTTGTTATCCATTGCTACGCCAACTTTTTGAAAGCGAGTTTTAGTTTGACCATCTTTGGTTTTATATTCACCAGTTACCGCAATTAATTCATGTGTTACAGCCATAATTTTTCCTTTATTTAATATCTAATCGTTCCGCTTGCTCAAGATGAGCACCATTTACTACATTCCCTGCTTTAAGTTGTTCCGCTATCGCTTTTTTATCAGGATAAGGCGCAACTGGTTCAGGGATAACCATAAACTGACTAGGTATAGCCGCCAAATCATCAATAACAACGCTAGGCGGGTTTTTCTTAAGAGTTAAGGCAAAGTATGGGCTTTCAATTTTTAACAAGCCACAGCGTTGCATATTCTCTTTTAAATACAACTTCATTGCATCTGTTTTGCGTTCTATGGCTTTTCGTCTATCTGCCATATCTTTTTCTGCTTGTTTGATTGCTTCGGCAGTCACTTCAAGGTTGCGAATAAACATTGCCACATTGACTGACTTAGCTTCCAAATCACCCGATAGGCTTTCCAAGGTGTCCGCAATAGTTTGCTGATCATAATCAGATTCGATTAGTTTTATTTGAGCTAACTGGTACTCGTTGCTTAATTGGTAAAGTGATGTCATTGATCCACCTCTAATTTAATTTTTCCTAAGTATTTAAAATAATTATTGGCATCATCATTGTCTGCAATAAATTCTTTAAAAAACTGAATGCTAGTTTCCATATATTCATAAGCATATAAATACCGAGGCTCTTTAGGTTGTGGTTTAATGCGGTATTCTGAATCATAATTCCATTCGGGATCGCCAGCATCAAGCCATTCATTTTCTGATAAAAATTCTATTTCAGCACCATCAGCCCATGCTTTTATTTCATTTGCCCATTTATGTTGTTTCATTATTTAACCCTCGGCATTGGTCTAGACAATATGTATTTATGACCCATTGATTTAATCAACTCAGCGACTTTTTCCTCGCGCAATTTGACCGCATCAAAGTCAGTTTTGATAATCTTATAAACACTATCAATTGTGCCGCCATTATTTGAGTATATATTTAGCAACATGGCAGCTTTCCTCGAATTTGTTTTTAACTTCAACATGAGCAGTTTTAATAGACACACCACGCTTGCGTAACTTCAAGACTGAATCTGATAATCGATAGATGCCTAGTTCAGTCCATGCAGTTAGCGGAGTAATTGATCGATTCTGTTTAAGGTATTCGTGCAATCTCTCATATTGATACATTTTATTTGCCCTCACTTAAAGTTGCTTTTAATTGCTCATAAGCCTTTTTGATTTCAGTTTGCAATGCAGGCTCTTTGGCTAAAGTTTTCCATGCCGCACTAAATGAATCCCTTAACGCATCCAAAGTCTTTGCTTGCTTCATGCCATTGATCATGGGCGCTATGTCAATCTCGACAGTAGGCAAATCCTCACCAGCATAAATATATAAACCAATACCAAAACACGCAATGCACTTGGCAAGGCAACGCATGGTTGCGTCTGATATTTTACGAGTATCGGGATTGACTATTGCATTGTTTCTGTTATCCATTACAGGCAACTGCATCCGCATTGTCTTACCCATAGCGGTGACATTACAAAACACCATGACGGTATCGTTATAAGTTTTAGGTTCGGGAAATTCCCACACAGCCATCGGATCATTTTGCAGCAGAGTATCTACCGCCCATGTCCATGACAGATAAGTAAGCTGACCTTTTTTCTCGGTAAACTCATTGACGTTTATTTCGCGTAATTCTTTAAATGATTTCATTTTTTTGCCCTCGGTTAAAGTTTCCAAATATTCCTGTTCTTTTGTTACTGTTTCATAAAACTGCTGTTGGCTCATTACTCATCCCATCCGAATTTTTTTGCTACAAATTCAACTAATACAAGCAACCAAACAAACCCACCTAAGCCAATCATTAAAATTAATAAGTTATCCATGCTATTCCCCTATCACTTCGATTTTATCTATTTGATATCCGCTAGAATTGACCACATTTGGGTAAGTTGCATCCCAGCTATTTAGCGCATCATCCTCATTATCGGCATCAACCTCAACCGCATAATAAACAATCTCGCTTGCATAAATTTTGAATCGCATCTTAGATCCTTTCAATCTGAATGATTGTGTCGATGATGTAATCAATACACCTATCGGCTAGAATCTCTTGGATGTCTTGGGTATCGCCAGTAACTTCTATGGCTTGAATGTCGACCTCA